AGGAGTATTAATACCTGCTGGAACATCTACAGTATATGATCAAATTTTAGGAACTAACATTAGAAGACCTTTCTTACATGTAAGATATAGAGCGTCTGCATCTGATGATAGACGTATGAAATCTTGGTTAACTGGTTCTGCTGGTGGAGCTTCAACTTCAACACTAGATGCTATGGAAGTAAACTTCTTATCTGAAAGATGTTTGATTACACAAGCGGCTAACAACTTTGTATTATTCAAAGGAATCTAAAGATTCAAAATTAATGTAATTTTTACCCTCGATAAAACATCG